CTGCCCTTCAGTGATCGGCGCTGTCAGTGTGCCGGTGCCGAGACGCGACCTCCACGCGGCCGCGCCGAACGACACGATGCATAATGCCCGCGCCACTGTCGGGTCGCGCTCGACCACCAATTCAGCGGCATTCTGCGTCCGCGTCATGCTGGCCGATGTCAGGACAAAGGTGCCTGCCGTGATGCGGATACGGCACCCATCGACAATACCGCCTGTCACCCCGGTATTGGCCGACAGCGCCGCGTCGTTAATCGCACCCTGAACGGTCAGATACGGCGCGTTTGAAGCTGTGGCTGCATTTGTGGACCAGCCCGCGTGTGTCGTGTCGCTGCCCGTCGTGCTGATATAGGCGAGCGGTGGCGCTGCGGCCTTGCTCACGTTCTTGACATAATAGCGCGGGCTAAATTCGCGCGCGATGGATAAACTGGCGCTATCCAACACGGCCGCCGTGCCGCCGATCCATGGATAAACCTTGGCATTGACGGTTATGATACCGGCCGAAAGTGCCGTGATATCGAGCGTCCAGGCATAAACGACAAGCGGGTTTTTATCCCCGGCGCGAGGGGAGATAATCGTCGCCGCTACCGTTGCCGAAACGGTCGTCGTGCCATCGGTGGCCCGCACAACAAGGGCCGCAACCATGCGGCCATTACGACCATTCCGGTGAAACGCGACAATCTCGCCGCCGATGCTGTTTCCGACCAGCGACCTGTCAGGCGTCACCCATGCAGCGACAGGCATCGGTGAGGCTTGGACGCTATTGTTCGCGACACCGCTGATTACGTCGTCCGAATAGACATAATCTGAAAGCGCCACGTCTGTCGCAGTTTCAGACGCCTGATCAGGATACGTCTGCCGCACTCGCCGATTGATGACGAGATTTTCGGCGATGTTGGTATGCAGCGTTGCAGTCGCGTCATAGCCTGTCCGGGTCGTCACGACTATTTCAGGTGACGTATCCGGCGCGAATGTTGGTGGCGTGCCGGAATACGCAGCCCGCCAACCATCGGCAAATATGGAGGTAACTGACATGGCGCTTACCCCGCTGCGATCGAGACGACGGTGCGCGATGGCGCCGCCGCCGTAAGGGTGGGGGCTACCGGCGCGCCGCCCCCTGTGTCGCTACTGCCACCGCTGCCAACGCCGCGCGTGGGCGTAAACACCGCGCCGAACTTCATGCCGGTCATGGCTTAACCCGTAATCACGGCGATAAAATAACCAGGCTGCACCCCGATATCGATCGGCACATTCGCCGGAAGATAGCTTGATGTGGTGTTTGATGCCGCCGTTGGTGCCGTTGGACCAACCTTGAAATGACAAGCCGTGTCCGAAACAATCCGCGCAAACCATGTGTTGCCAGCGAATGCCGACGAGGCGACTGAACTTGCGCCAACCGTCAGCGCCTGAATGGCGACGGGCGGGTATTGCGGGACCTGAACGCCAAGATGGCCAATCGCCGAGAATTCTTCGATCTGGAAAACAGCCATGATTTATCCTCTGATCCGGCCAACTGGCCCCATGAAAATTGACGCCGGTCGATCGTGATCAAGCAGCGATTGTTCGAGCAGCGCCGCCATTTGCGTCACACGCTGGACCGCCTGCGCGTCAGCACGGGTCGCGCCGAACGTGTTGGCAAGGCGCATTGCCAGACACATCCAGACCGTCTCGGTCCACTCCTGCGGAACGTCGAGCGTCTGCGTCAGGGCAGTCACGTTCTCGATCGTGCGCGCGTAGCTGTAGATGATCTGCGTCGATACGGCAGGCACAGGCCACACCGTCAGCGTTGTCTCATCGCGGCCCTTGATCGGCGTGAATGCCACTGGAACACCGGGCGCGATCTTGTTGGGAATGGCGCGGTATTCGGCCAGTTCCCACCGCGTCAGGCTGCGCTGATAGGCGGCAGAAACCGAAACTCGCGCGTCGATAACGTCGATAGGGCTGGGGGTCAGTGTAACCGTCGCCACACCCACGCCGAATGTTGCCGTCGCCTCGGTATCGCGCCACAGGTTGCAGCCCTTGGCCTGCCAGCTTTTCAGCATCCAGTTGAGCCGCTCCAACCCGGTTGCGCCTTCTTCGGCAGGCATTTCACCCGACGACAAAAGCCCCAGGTCCTCCATGGCAAGGCGCACGAAATCGCCCGCCGTCAGGGCGCCGGTGATGGTGCCAGAGGTTGTCATAGGTCATTCCCGGTGATGGTGCCGACGAACACGTCAGGCGCTTCAGGGCGCGCGTCTGGACGCGGCAGGCCCTCGGGATAGACGCGCGGGGCGTCGAGTTCAGGCGGGCGCGGATCGAAATCTTCAGCGCAAACCATCAGCCCGGTCCATTCCTTGCGCAATGAATTTTGGCGAACCTTGAAACCGCACCGATCGCATATCGCGTAGGTGCCGCCCGGTTGGTAATCAGTGGGGACGGTCCGCATATCGCCCTCCAAATGTGTGGCGGGATGACCAAAGCCACCCCGCCAGCACGATCAAACGCCCGCCGAACCGAAGCCAGCGCGCCAGTCGGCAACGCCTGCAACAAAACGCATCGTGGCCTTGGCCTTGGCGTTTTCGGTGTCGAAGTCGTTGTCCTTCTCCAGTTCAACCGCGCGCCGCCAGTAGGACTTAAAGCCCTCCGGAACGTTGGTCTGAATGAAGAAGGCGTCCGCATCGCTCAGATATGGGTTGACGACCACTTCCGGAATCGCGCCCATCGAGCGAATGGCGTTGACGTCATTGTTCGCCGTGCCAACCCGAAGCTGCGTCTTGAGGATGCGCTCCGCATTGAAGGCTTCCGACGTGGACACGATCAATCGCCGCGCTTCGACCGCGATGTTCAGACCGCGATTGTTGCGGACCTGGTACATCATCTTGAGGCCGTCTTCGAGCGAGGTTTCCGACAAATCAGCCGCGGTGATCAGATTGCTCTGACTGCCGCTGTTGGTTGGATGCGATGCCGAGAACAGCGCCGCGCCGTCACCGATCGCGTAGTTCGTGTCAAAGCCGCGATTGAGGATATTGGCGTGAACGATTTCGGCGGTGGTGTTCATCGAGAACGCCAAGCCACGCGCGCGGCCAGTGGAAACCTCGGTGTAAAGGTTGTCCTCAAGTTCCTCGCGGGTGACGATATAGCCAAGGCCATAGACGGCATGGACGAAGAAGGACGCGTAACCTTCGCCGGTGCTGTCGTACTGGATTGGCGCGCCTTCGGATTTCAGCGGTGCCATACCAAAGCCAGTCGCTTCCACGACCTTCTCTTGATACTTGTCGCTGGTTTCCTTCTCGAAGATCTGCGACCACTTTGGCGGGACCTTGTTGTAGGTCATACCGAAATGGGTTTTGATACCGGGCCAAAGGTCCGAAGGGTGGCTCGAACGGGTGATGATTGCCATGGTTCAGTTGCCCCTTATACGCCGAGCGAACCGGCAGCGCCGGTTTCGGTGGTGAGGTTGATGCGGACAAGAATCTTCGCATTTGCGGTCAGATCATTGTCAGCGCGGGGCTGGATGCCCATGATGCGGCATTGCAACGTGGCCGTCACAGCCTTGGTCGAAAGATCAAGCTGATAGCCTGACTTGTGCGTAACGGCGCTGCCAGATCCGGCAACGAGATCGGCGTTCAAGCCAATATCAACAGCCGCGATCGATGCGTTGCCCTGAATCTCGAACAACGTGTCCGGATCGTCAGAAACCAACACGTAAGCCGCCGTCGATGCAAGGCGATAGCCGTTGGCAACGATGCTGTCGCTCGGACGAAACCCGACAACGACGCCGGTAACGCGGCCAGTGGTGACACGGGCAACGCTTGGCGTGGTGCCGTCTGCGTCAGCCGAGCCAGCCATGATGACCGGATCGCCAATGAAAAGTGCGGTGGCGTCAGAGGCTGGCACGAAATATTCACGCGTGGCGAAGTTGGAAACTCCACCATGTGTGCGGCGTACCGGCTTAAGGCCGAATGCCTGGTTGCCGTTTGGCATGGATCAAATCCTTGAGTGGGGGGCTAGGCCCGCGCGATAGAATTGCCCTTTGGAACGTAGGAAACGTCCTCGGAGCGGCGATCTTCTGCCGACGTCCGATCGCCTTGCAGGAGGCCCTTTTCACTGGCGCTGATCGCTGCGGTCTTTTCCCGCTGATCAGCTTTCCAATAGTCCAAAGGCTTGGCGCAAAGGTGAGCGTAAATCGGCTTGCCGTCATCGCTGGTTCCGACTGGCACCGGGTCAACACCTGCAACCTTGGAATAATCATCAATGACCGTGAGGTGGTGCATACGGTTGCCAACGTCGTTGATCCAACGAAGCTGCTGATCCGCATTCTCGGCGCGGACATTCTCGGGAATTGCGAGTTTCAGGTGCGCGCTGCGGTCCAGTGAACCGGGCTGCCTGCGTCGGCGTTCCTGCCGAATCTCGTCGTCGCGGGTTGGTCGCGTCGTCTCCGGGTTCCCGGTTGCGCGTCCAGTGGTGCGGCTCTCAGCCATCACTAATTCCTTCATAAGCCCAAAGGGGGAACATTGTCAAGTTGCGCGCGCGTTCAGACGTTCTCGTCGTGCCAAGTCTTGGCGTAACTTGCCAAATCTTTTACCAATCCTTTGGCGACGAACATTTCGCCGGCCTTGCGCGCCGATGGCGGCAGATCGTTGACGCCCTTGGCGCGATTGCTCGACGATGTGGCCCGCGTCATCGGCGCATTGACGCCGGGTGCGGGCTTGGGCGGTGGCGCATCGTTGAACAGTTCGGGAAACCGCTTGCGAACGCCCGATGCCGCGGCTTCCAGTTGGTCGGCGACGCTCTTGCCCTGCTGAGCCATGCGCTGCGAAATGCCGACCGCATAGGCCGTGGCCTCGTCGTCCTTGCCGTACCAGGCGTTTTGTGCCGTGAACCCGACCTCGGGGTTCTCGCTGGCGATCGATGCCTGCAAGCGATCGACCTCGCGGGTTGCCGCGCGCGCTGCATTGGCGTCACCTGCGTCCACCGCGTCGTTAAAGCGCGCCTCGGCGGCGGCGACACGTTCGGCGACCTGCTGCTCAACGATGCTTGCTGACGTCCGCGCCATGCGTTCGGTCTCAGCCCGCATGGCCTTGACGTCCTTGGCCAGCGTCCGGTTGATATCTGCCGTCGTGCGCAAAAACTCGTGTGCGGGCTTCCACTTGTCAGGCGATCCGCGCCATTGCTCGAGCGGCGACCAGCCCATGTCTGTGGCCAGTTCGGCAACAGTTGGCTCCGGCGCTGCCTCGGGGGCGTCAATCGGCGCGTCGATGACGTCGGGGGCGGTATCGTCGGCGAGTGCGGCTTCAGCCATGCTCTATGCTCCTGTGCGGTTGCAGACGGCGATGATGTCTTTATCTTTGAGCAGGCGGTATTCGCGGCCATCGTCGCCCGTCACCAGAACGCCGCCGTATTTGGCAAAGATCACCTCATCGCCGGGAATTGGGGCCTCATCGTCGTCGGGCCAGATCGCATCGCCGGCCATCGGCGCGACGGACACAAGCAGACCGCGCATCGACGATGCCTGATCAGCCTCGGCCTTGGATTCCAGAATGATGATGCCGCCCGCCGTCTTGGTCTCAAGTTCGGCGACCGCCACCACGACGTTGAATTCCATCGGCTCAAAGCCGGGGTTGCAGTCAATCAGCTTGGGGAGCATCGCCATTGATCTGGCACCAATCTTCGTAAGAGGTTTCGTTCAGCGCGGAATAGGCGTCAGCCCGCGTCCGCAGTTCCACCAGCGCCATCGGGTCCGACTGGCCCGCCACCCATGACAGGCGCGTCCATTCCGCCTGCTGGGCTTGCGCTGCCGACGTCAGGGCTTGGAAGGTCCACCGGCTGACTGGGTGGTCCCGCCATGCCTGGAATTCCTCTT